AAGTATTCACAATAACGATAAGGTAAAGGGTATAATTAAGTAGAAACAATGGACGGATATGTTTAAATGTGGGGACGATTTACATTAACCACGCATGGTAAAATTAGTATAGGACTATTATACCGCATGGGGTAAAAATATGATTATTAATCTATTAAAAGAATGCTGTGAAAACTGTATTCACATTGACGCAAAAGCAGAAAATATAGTCACATCATACAGAAGTATGCTGGAATCTAATGTGGTAAAGTCTACGACTGCAACTATCTGGTGTGCACACATGGAAGTATGCAAAGAATACCGTGAGGAAGAAAGCAAAGATGAATCTTAGTTCAATTATGAAAAAGCTCCAGCGTGCCATATTGCAGACCAGACTTGTAATCAAGATATCCACCAGCCAATTCTACAGCGAGGAACAGGGGCGCATGATAACCATATGGATATTAAGCACCCCTGTGCTACAGCAGGATAAGCACGGGGAGTGGAAAACAAGGGATTATGAGATAATGCGGAGCGCATCGGGGATTGAGATTGTGAAGTGCTTGCAGGAGATATGGGAGGCGGTGAAGGGATGGAAAAGATAAAATTGTTACCTTGTCCGTTTTGTGGCGGGAGTCCAGAAAAAACAAGAAATGGCGGATTGAAAGGCATACACTGTAGCAATCCGGGATGTATAGCATTTAACATACAAGCGTTTTATTGCCGTTGGAAAAAGGCTATACATGCATGGAACAGAAGGTATGATAAGGATGGTGGTTAAGTGGAGCTTACACCAAAGCAGAAAGCGTTTGCTGATTATTACATAGAGTGCGGGAATGCAACGGAGGCGGCGAAGAAAGCGGGATATTCGGAGAAAACGGCGAGATACATAGCAAGCGAAAACTTAACAAAACCCGTCATTCTGGAATATATCGCCGAGCGCCAGAAACAGATTGACGATTCCCGCATCGCAGATGCCGCCGAGGTGTTGCGCTTTTATTCTTCCGTAATGAGGAACCAGGAAAAAGACCAATTCGGACTTGACGCGGCGTTATCTGACCGTATATCTGCTGCCCGCGAACTAATGAAGCGATATGAGAGGACGGACGATGGAAAGAAAGACGCTCTCGCAAAACTGGACGAAGTGCTGAAAGAAATAGGTGGTGTAATATAATGCCGTTCAGTCAAAAGCAAATTGAATATTTTAACAGCGCGGATAAACGATGGAATTTTAAGACCGGGGCCACCAGAAGCGGGAAAACGTATATGGACTATTATGTTATCCCGAAGCGTATCCGGGCGAGGATTGGGAAACCTGGATTGACTGTTATATTGGGCGTTACAAAATCCACGATTGAAAGAAATATTCTGGAGCCTATGCGGAATATATGGGGTACGGCGCTTGTCGGAGAGATTAGCAGTCAGAATACATGTTATCTGTTTGGTGAGCGGGTTTATTGCTTGGGAGCGGAGAAAATAAGCCAGGTATCAAAAATTCGTGGAGCGTCTATTAAATATGTGTATGGTGATGAGGTGGCAGACTGGAACGAGGAAG